TCATCGTCTCGCTCTGTGGGGCATGTATGGGACACTTTCAGTTAACTCCTTATTGAGCAGTTCTATCTGCCCGATATTGTTATCTTTCATCCATGCTCCGTAAACATTGAAAACCATTTGGGCGTTTGCATGTCCCATCTGGTTTGCGATAAAGCTTGGATTAGCTCCCGCCGATAATGCCCAGCAGGCATAAGTATGCCTGGACTGATAGGCTTTCCTGTGCCGTAGTCCCGCCCGTCTCAATGCCGATGCCCATGAGTCTCTGATGGAGTCTGCTTTGTAGTGGTGGCCTGCCTGCTGGCATTTTTTTACCAGTTGCGGATTAAAAACAAATGTGCATTCATGTCTTACGGTGCGTCCGAACTCACGAAGTTTGACGTCAATTTGATATTGAGTACCAAATCTTGTCATTTCAGCCTGACTTTTCAGGGTATCAACGGCTGGTTGAACAAGATGAATAACACGATCTGTTCCCGCTTCGGTTTTTGGTAGAGTGAACTCACCGAGTTTTGTATAATTACGACGGATAGTCATTGTTTTAGCTTTTAAATCAATATCCTCCCAGGCAAGAGATATCAGCTCACCATGACGAATGCCTGTGTATACTGCTAAAGACCACAGGTTTTTTGTTTGTTGATGGTGGCAAGCATCAATAAAACGAATGAATTCGTCATGTGTGAGCGGATCTGGTTCTGTTCTTGATCTTTTTAATGGTGTAAGACCGTTAAACGGGTTTGATTCTGTGTATCCGTTGTCAGCTGCAAATTGAAACATACCTGCAATTGTCGTCATGTAGTAATTAACTGTAACTACAGATCGCCCTTTGACAGGAGTTGTCTTGCCGTTCGAGAGATTGTGATACCCGGTCAATAAATCTTTCCTGATAAAGAGTAAATCTTCTTTTGTTACAGATGAAGCCAGTCGATTTTCCCCTATACGAGGGAGCATGTTTCTCACCACAGATTGATACCGATTGAGCGCGTTACCACCTATCTCGATTTTCTTCAGATCCAGCCATTTTTCGGCAAGTGCCTTAATGGTTATCTCCCTTTTCCCCAGACCGAAGTGTTTCAGATTTGGAGACTCAGGGAACTGCGCAGCGTAGTCGAAATTCCCCATTCTGATTGCAAAACAAACTGAAGTCCTGAGTTCGCCTGCAATCTTCCGGTTTTTGGCTGTGTCAGGAATACGGAGGTTTTCTCTGACACGTTTGCCGTTATAGTGAAACCATATGCGGAGTGAGCCGCCATGGTTTTCAACGCCTGTTGGGTATGATGTGTTACTCATTAAACCTCCCAGACGTCCAGGAGCATTAACAGGTTAACCGGAACTTGCATTTTTGGCACCTGGTTGTTTCTGGTTTTTTATCCACCGCATAATTGCATCTATGTTGTACAGGCATTCACTGTTTGGTTTTGGCTCTCCATCCACAGAGAAGTGGATATATTCCCTTCCTAACATCCATGATGTTCTACGTGCTCGCTCGATAGTGCCTGATTTTAATCCTGTTGCAGCAATTAAGATGCTTTCAGCGCACCATTCACTGGGTGTTATCTGATAGATAATTTGTTGCATAGAATTGCCTTGCAACCGCCGCCACTATAGCTGGTGGACGGCGATCAGGGTTGAACATTAAAAATCAGCTTGACTCGGGATCAGTTTTTGCCAGATTGCTGACACGTATTTTGCTTGGTAACGCGCATCGTGCAGGGCGTTATGGCGTTCACCTTCGAATGGAATAGTCGTTCTGGCATCGAAATCTATCACCAGTCCCAGAGCAACCATCGTTCGTACATCACGATCGTTGTTGTAGCGCCACGGACAGGGGATCCCCTGTCGTTCATATGAACGGCGTAAAATTACGTTGTCGAAGTTGGCTCCATTTCCCCACACCTGAACAAAAAATTCACCGGAGTTTTCGGCGATAAACTCCCTAAACTGCAACAGCGCGTCATCCAACGGGATTTCATTGGTAAGAATGGCGGATTGTGCTTCGCGTGACTGTTTCAGCCACCACTTAATGGTGTCCCGATCAATGACTCCGCCTGCGGTTTCCAGATCGATAGTTTTGCTGAATTCTGGTCCCATCTCTCCGGTTACCGGATCAAAAAACTTACCGGCTATAGCGTTGACTGGCGCATCAGGATTTTTTCCCATTGTTTCAAGGTCAATCATCAGATGGTGCCACAACCTGCTGGTGGATGTGACTTTATGATGACAGTTAACCTTAATTAAGGGATTTGCTGTCTCGCCAGTTTCATTATCGCTATCGTGATGCTGATTGCCGCCAGTGTTCTCCTTGTGTGGATGTTCAGCGCCTTCCATTTCCTCCGGATCATCTTTCTGAACTTCAACCTGATTCTCTTCATCGAATGTTTCCTGGTATGTTGTGTCGTCCATCACCGCGCCACAGTCAGGACAGTTACCGCCGCTGGTCTGACCATAGGCGGTGCAAAATTTTTCCACTTCCTGTTGCGCTACTGGTTCAAGCAGTTTCGTTTCTGGCTCGTTTTGTCGCGCATTTGGGCTGTTTTGTTCTGCATTTTGGTCGTTCTGTTCCGTTTCTTGCTGGTTCTGGTTCACAGAATCGCGGGTTTCAATCCCCTTCACCCATTTCGGATCATTCGGGTCGCTAATCCCTTCAACAAATTCTCCACGAGAAGCAGCCAGTAACTTGTCGGCATCAACAGGATTTTGGGGCGGAATGTTTTTCCGGGCTTCATGGAGTTCTGCCCGCAGTTTCTGATATTTCGCATCAACAGAATTTACCTGTGACTGAGCATCCAGCGGCTGCGTGTCCTGATGATGTTCAGTTGCATCCGGTTCCACTGTTTCAGCCGTTGCCTGTTCATCTGCCATTGCGCAAGATGGTTGCGGTTTTTTTTCATCATCCTGTTTTTCTTCTTCTGTTACACGCTGCGGCATCGGGGCAGAGGAGCGACCGCAGGCAATATCCACGATTTCCGGATCAGGGTTGGCATGATCGGTTTCAGTCAGTACTTTGTTCAGATATTCAGTGACGTGTGCGGGGATGACCTCGATCCCAATTGGTGCTTCTTTTACGGACGCAACCACGATGGCGCGGGAATAATCCAGCCCGCCAGGCATGGTGATGAATTTGTCGCGGAAAACAGAAAAGGGCGATTTATTTTCAGCGATAATTTCCTCGATACGTTTAGCGTGTGCCGGATGAAGGTTATAAATGTCCACGTCCATTGAACGAGCCAGTACGCCAGTGGCTACGTCGCGCGCCAGTGACGTCAGATCGTGAACGAAACCTTCGCCGCGATCAGTGAGGTTCCCGCCGCCAGCATTAGCGCCGGAAGCCGTGCGCGTGATGCGTGAAATACGATTTCCTTTCATCCACTCTTTTGTCAGCAGACCGCGATCGGTGTAGTCAGCGTTCAGGTATGCTTCGATAAAAGATGTCATCAGTCCCAGGTCTGAATTTACTGGGGCTGGGAAAACTTTGTCAGTGTCTCGCACCAGTTTGTACAAATCCCGAATCTCCAGCGGTTCGAGTTGCACTGCTTTATTTGAGATGGCCAGCGCGGTAACGGCGGGAAGTTTTTCATCCTGTGCGTTATGTAATGCGCGCAGTTCGTCCCGTGAAACGTGCGTGACCGGTTTTTTGCTGCCGTGTTGAGCAAGCCAGCGAATGGACAGTTCCTGGCCAGAAATCGGGAGTAGCATATTCTCCTCAATCTGAGTCATGTCTTCGCCGTTGACATTGGTATTGTCAGTGCTGGCTGGTTTGTCCTGCGCAGGGGGAGAGGGTGCGATAAATACCATTGTGATGCCATCTTCCCCGCCTTTTTCGTAACGGTTGCAGAATTCCGTATCAAATACGCCTTCAGGGGGCAGGTCATTCACAACGGGTAAATGGACACGGACGGGTTTTTTAAAGTCGTCTTCATCATAATCGTTGTCATCCATTGCAGTAATGCAGCGTGAGATAGCAACAGATAATTTTTTTGCTGTAGTCCAGTAAAAACCACCTTTAATTCCCAGGCGTTTTCTGACTTTGTCATTTTTTGCTTCGCAATATAGTGCAAATTCTTCTTTATCAGTGCTCATTGATAAACCTCATAACTATTTTAAGGTTGTATGAACCCCTGCCATTTCAGGCATGCTTAATCAGTTGGTATGGCATTAATATGGCTGGTGGGTTATCCAGCCGGTGTTTCGTTATTACAGAGATACTTTTTTTAACGGGAGGCATTCGCCGGAAAATTTTTGCTCATCTCTTGCCTGAAGGCAGGTTGCCTTACTGTCATAAATTCCGGTAATCATATTCTGTGACTCACCTGCTGTAAGAAAAACCGTCATCACCAGTGCAAATGCCGAAGTCATCGCTGTTCTCCAAAAATGCCAAGTTGAAGAAGAGCAATTCTTGAAAGTATGGAATTATCATTCAGAAGATAAGGCTCATATTTCCTCATATTAATGGCATCATCAGTGAAGTCTTTATTACTGAGCTGAATGCCAATATTAAAACAACCTTCAGACGTATTAACGTTTGGTAATAACGTTTCCATTATCGCGTCCTCAACAATGAATTTTGTGATGCGGTGCCTGGTGCCTCCAGGTGACGTTAACCAGTTAACAATTAACGCCGGATACAGAGAATCCACCCATAACACTGTTTTTGGTTTTAACTGTTCCGCGTGCGCTCAGCCGCATTCACCACATCACAAAATTCACTTTAAAAAGGGCGGCAGAGCAGTCACGGAGTAAAACTGATACCGCCAAACGTCACCAGAAAATTGATAACAGAGGGCGTTACAGCGGGGTTGTCACTTAAGCGTATGGTCAACCTGACAACCCGGTGTCCTCAACGGGGGAAGGAATAACCCCGCCATACTTACCGCCGCGCCATTTCGCGGATTGCCACAACCGGAAGCGCACGGTCGACGAAAATTTAACGACAGGCTATCTATGAACCAGCTACCTCGCCGTGCGCTTTCGCGTTATGGTCTGACTTTTCAGGGAAATATCCTTTCAGTAAACTGTCAATGCCGGATGCTCACCCGTGTCCGGCGCACGCACTCCACCTCACCCGTGGAGAACTCCTTAATTACTAACCTTAGCTTTGTTGATTAGCTACTAACGCGGGTATGTAATCATTCTGGCAATGCTTAATGCCGCTGCTTTTTCCAGATTGGTGATATCCTGCCCAGAGCGGACAGATTTTCAGCCTGCTTAGCCCTGGCTTCATTAGCCCATTTCAGATCCTGCGCTGCATTAATTTTCTGGCGCATCCACTCATAAAGTTCATCATCGGTATAGTCTGGCGCGATGATGACGGGTTCTCGTTTCTGCATACTGATTCCTCGCGGTGCTGTTTCGCTTATCAGCCGTTAGATTTTGCCGAACTGGAAAGCGCCTGTTTAAATTCGTTGAAGCTGAGAGCTTCTTCGCCGTCGGCAAGACCTTCGAAGTATTCTTCGTAAGCCTTTTCCATGATTGTGTCGAAATCCATATCACTCACCTGAGTTTCTTTCCAGCCAGCGACGGGCACCATTTTCGGTTTTAAACGTTTTGCTTTTGGTATACGTCATCGCAGTGAACGTACCGTCCTGGTTGGGGAACACGCCACATACCAGAGATTCGCTGTTGCCAAGATCGATAGTATCCATGCTGACCTCATTTCCCCTTAACGCCGGGGTAGCGGAACAAAAACCTGCTGCATAGTTATTAAAGTTGAACCCTGCCGTCATGTTCTTACGCCTCGGGCTGGCTACTTAACCCCTGACCACTGCCGGGTAACTCGAAGTATTGCCCTGCATTCTGTGGGGCGGGGTGGGTTGGTATGCTGTTAAGGTAACAAGAGTTACCTTTCGAGTCAATACGATGTTGTAAAAGGTACATTTGAGAGCGTGAAAAACCCGCAATGAATGCGGGTTCTGACTCAGTCTAAGTATTGATGTATTTGTGAAACTTTACCTTTAATGGTGTAACCACCATTCAGTTCGATGGGTTTGTAAAGCGGATTCAGTGACAACAGATAGATGTTTGGTCCGTCAATCGCAACTTTTTTTAGTGTTACGTTTGGCGTTCCTTCCAATTGGATTAAGATTATTTTTCCCACCAGTTCTCTAATGTTACTTGAGCATGGTGTGATCAGCACGGTAGAACCGTCGGGGATGGTTGGGAGGCCGTTAGAGTTTGTCATCGCATCTCCCTCAACATGCAATAAAAAAGAGTTTTCAGCGGTTTTTGTCATGACATCAACCCAATTCTTAATGCCAGGAATCTCGGTTACTGGACAACTCATATCCCAATAACCAGCCTGTTCCCACGTTAAAACGGGCAACCGGGCGATGTTGTCACTAATGTAAGGATACTGATTCAGACGCAGATCATCGGTTTTATCGTGACCGTCCTTTCCATAAAGAATCCATTCAGGAGATTTGGAAAGCAATTTTGACAGTAGATGCAAATTCTCACCGTCAGGTTTTGAAGAGCCATTTTCCCATTTTGTTACGGATACACGAGATATGCCGATTGCTTTCGCAACCTGCTGTTGGGTTAATCCAACGTCTTTTCGACGATTCCGAATACGTTCGCTGATAGTGTTTTTCATGTAACCAATGTTACTACCAAGTGATGTTGCTATGGTTGACATTCCTATGTAACTATTGTTACCCTCCTGCTCGAAATAACAGGAGAGTTTTATGTTCAAAGATGATGTTCTGCGCTATTTCAAAAAAAAGCGACTAGTAGCTGAGGCTCTTGGAATTTCACATGTGGCTGTTGTGCGGTGGAAAGCAGTTATTCCCAAACTTCGCGCAATGGAACTGGATGAAATTACTAACGGTGAATTGAAATACAACCCAGAACTTTACAAGAAGCAGGATAGCACCTCGAACGAAGGAAAGAATGATTCATGAAAATCAAGCATGAACACATCCGCATGGCGATGAATGCCTGGGCGCATCCGGACGGTGAAAAAGTTCCGGCAGCTGAAATAACCAGGGCTTATTTTGAACTGGGTATGACGTTCCCGGAACTGTATGACGACAGCCATCCGGAAGCCCTGGCTCGCAATACCCAGAAAATTTTCCGCTGGGTGGAGAAAGACACCCCTGATGCAGTTGAAAAAATTCAGGCGTTGTTACCAGCGATCGAAAAGGCAATGCCACCTTTGCTGGTGGCCAGAATGCGCAGCCACAGTTCAGCTTATTTTCGGGAGCTGGTGGAGACGCGGGAGCGACTGGTGAGAGACGCTGATGATTTTGTCGCAGTGGCAATCGCCGGTTTCAATCAGATGAACCGTGGTGGCCCGGCAGGAAATGCTGTGGCAGTGCATTGAGTGATAATAGCCATATCGAATCGCTTCCGGCAACTCGTGAGTAAAAAGATTCGGTATCAGAAGAGGTGAGTATGGCTAACGCCTGGCTCAGATTATGGCATGACATGCCAAATGACCCTAAGTGGCGAACAATTGCCAGGGTGTCAGGGCAGCCAATTGCAACAGTGATGGCAGTGTATATCCACCTCCTGGTGAGCGCGTCACGAAATGTCACGCGAGGTCACATTGATGTCACGACAGAAGATTTGGCAAGTGCGCTCGACGTGACAGAAGAGGTAATTGATTCAATTTTGCAGACGATGCAGGGGCGGGTACTTGATGGTGATTTAATCACTGGATGGGAAAAACGCCAGGTGCTGAAAGAGGACAACGGCAATATTTCGCAAACCGCAAAATCTCCTGCAGAGCGCAAGAGGGCGCAGCGAGAGAGGGAAAGAAAGCGGGAACAAAATGGCGATTGTCACGGCGCGTCACGAAATGTCACGCACATGTCACGACGAGTCACGACAGATAAAGATACAGATAAAGATACAGATCAAGAAGATCAAAACACTATGGTCCATGGCGTAAAAAACGCCACGAACCAGGCAGGGGATGTTCAGACCGTCAATCCTGGTCAGCCAGCAGGCACGACACCGGAAGCCGATTCAGCGTATGCGCTGAAAGCCGATTCGGGCGCTGTGCAGCAGGTGATGACCGCAAGGCCGGAGCAATCACACCAACTGCGGCATCCCGAAGCCGATTCCGCCATTCAGCGGGAAGCCGATCGGGTAGTCCCGGAAAACACCGGGCAGTCTGTGGGACGAGTGGATTATCCGGATGTGTTCGAACAGATCTGGCGGGAGTACCCGTTGCGTGCCGGGGCAAACCCGAAGAAATCCGCTTTCAGTGCCTGGAAGGCCAGATTACGCGAGGGGGTGCCACCAGAGGCCATGCTGGATGGCGTGAGGCGTTACGCAAGATACCTAGCGGTTACCGGGAAAACGGGAACGGAATTTGTTCAGCGAGCGACGACGTTTTTTGGACCGGACCGGAATTTTGAAAACCCCTGGTTGCTCCCGGTAAACGGCACGAACAACCAGCGTTGTGTGAATCATATTTCTGAACCGGATACCGAAATTCCGCCGGGCTTCAGGGGGTAAGTGTTTATTTCAGGTCATGAGGTAATTTTCAGGAGGACTTGTGGCAAAAGTATTTACACAAGAAGAGCGAGAAAAAATTAAAGGGCAGGTTGTTGAACTCGTACGCCAGAGTGGGCGTGAGACGTTACGACAACTGGAAGTCAAGACAGGTGCGACAAGATATCTGATGAGCGTTCTCGCGAGAGAGCTGGTTGCCAGCGGTGATGTATACAATTCTGGTTACGGGTTATTCCCGTCTGAACAGGCGCGTAAGGACTGGCAAAATGCCCGTAAAAAGCTCTCAAGGGCAAAGCTGAAGAAACCATCTGCGGTTGATCCGGACCTTATCTGGTCATTACCTGATGGAGAAATACGTCGTTACGACAGGCATCATAATATAATTTGTACTGAGTGTCGTAAAAGCGAAGTTATGCAGCGCATATTGTCGTTTTATCAGTGGAATGTTCGGTATTTATTAAAGTGACGAAATTAAAATGCATTAGTTAAGATGTGAATTGACATTTTGTGGCACAGGATAGAGCTATCGTGGTTGTCCGCTTTGTGCCAGAAGCGGAAGTTAGAAATTATCTGCCAACCGATAAGATGGCTGCCTAAGTCGTAGCGATTCAGCACTGTTTTAGCGGCGCTCGATTGCAAAGTCGTGCTTTGCTGACTTGCGATTGTGCTCTTTACGAGCAAAGCTTTCAGGTATAGTAAGTGCTAACTGTAGTGTAAAATTATAGGGATAGATGAAGAAAACAACGAGGCTTTAGCTAATCTTTGCAGTTGTGTCTGCTATAATAAGGCGAAATTTTATCTGCATGATTTTGTTTGATTAACTCCGAAAGCCAGCTCTCTCGGTGAAGATTGGGAAGGGATATCAATGAGTGATGATAGCTATAAATTTCAAAAGTTAACGCCGTTCAGCGATGTTGAGCTGGGTGTATATAAAAATGCGATAGATTTTGTTTTTGCCAATAACGATCTAAAAAATGTTGCGATATCAGGGCAATATAGCGCAGGAAAAAGTAGTCTTATCGAATCCTATAAGAAAAGTCATTCAAATATAAAGTTTGTTCATATCTCACTTGCTCATTTCAGATCGATTGAGGAAGCTGAAACTAATGAACCAAGTAAAGATATAAATGAAACCGCGTTAGAAGGTAAAGTTCTTAACCAGTTAATTCACCAAATTAATGCTGATGATATTCCCCAGACACATTTTAAAGTAAAGAAAAAAATAAAAACTAACAACATTGTGATAAACACCATCTTTACGGTGTTATTTATCGCTATGATACTACATATCACGCTATTTAATAAGTGGGAAAAGTTTGTTTCACTTTTATCTGAAGGTAATATAAAGACACTACTTACATTATCAACTAAATACGATACGCTTTTAATTAGTGGGTTTATATGTACTATCCTATCTTGTATTTTCATTTACAAGTTAATAAAAACTCAAAAGAATCGTAATGTTCTTAAGAAAATAAATTTACAGGGTAATGAAATAGAGATTTTTGAAGAAAGTAACGAGTCTTATTTCGATAGATATTTAAATGAAGTATTGTACCTTTTCGAGAACGTTGATGCTGATGCCATTGTTTTTGAAGACATGGACCGTTTTAATAGTAATAACATCTTTGAACGTCTTCATGAGGTTAACAGACTGGTTAATATTCAACGGGACACAGCAGGGCACAAGAAATCGACGTTACGTTTTATTTACTTGCTTCGTGATGATATCTTCATTTCGAAGGATAGAACCAAATTCTTTGATTATATCATTCCAGTTATTCCTGTTGTTGATAGTTCTAACTCTTACGATCAGTTTATCACACATTTTGATGGTGGTGGTATTCTCAAGTTGTTCAATGAAAGATTTCTACAAGGGATGTCTTTATATATTGATGATATGAGAATATTGAAGAATATTTATAACGAATTTCAAATTTATTATAACAAATTAAACACGACAGAACTTGACTGTAATAAAATGTTGGCCATTATTGCCTATAAGAATATTTTCCCAAGAGATTTTAGTGAGTTGCAACTTAATCAAGGTATGGTTTATACCATATTTAGTGAAAAAGACAACCTTATTATTGAAGAAATAAAGAAAATAGAAAAAGATATTAGAGATAGAAAAAAAGAGATTGAGGCAATCAATGATGAAATACTCAACTCTAGTCAGGAGGTTGATGCTATATACGATAAGGAATTATCTAGATATAATAATCATCCTCACTATAATCAGGCTGAGAAAGCTGATATAGCAAAGAGAAGGGCGGCTAGAAAAGAAAGTGTTGAAAATAAATTTAATGGTAAAATAGAAGAAATTAATGAGCTTATATCAAGATCAAGAGAAAGTTTGGTTGATTCTAGAAACAAAAGACTTAAAGAAGTAATAACTAGAGAAAACATTGATGAAATATTTAAACTCACCTATACCAATGAAATTGGAGAGGAAAGAGACTTTAATGAAATAAAAAGCAGTGAGTATTTTGACTTGCTTAAATACCTTATTCGTGATGGTTATATTGATGAAACCTATACCGACTATATGACCTATTTTTATGAAAATAGCCTGAGTCGAATTGATAAGATGTTTTTACGCAGCATTACCGATCAAAAAGGCAAAGAGTTCACTTATCAACTCAAGAACCCCAAACTGGTCGTTGCCCGCCTTCGAGAAGTGGATTTTGAACAGGAAGAGGCGCTTAATTTTGATTTATTAGCTTATCTGCTTCAAACGCCAGCCCAGGTAAACTTAATAAAACGTTTATTCAAACAACTAAGAAAAGATAGAAGAGTTGAGTTTATTCGTGGTTACTTTGAAACTGAGAGGGCTCAGCCTGTCTTCATTAATCGATTAAATACACAGTGGCCTGAGTTTTTTTCTTATGCGCTGACAGAGAGTGAATTTTCTGCTGATTGGGTTAAACTCTACTCTATAGGCACGTTTTATTATTCTGCCAATGACGCCATCGAGGCCATTAATATTGATGATTGTCTGACTGATTACATCTCTGATTCGGCAGGTTATTTAGCAATATCAGAACCGAAGGTTGACAAATTAATTAGTGGTTTTAAGTTGCTTAACGTCTCTTTTGTCAGTATTAAATTTGAAAACGCAAATAAAGTACTCTTTGATGCGGTTTACCAGCATTCACTTTATGATATTAATTTTTCCAACCTGACCTTAATGCTGAGTAAGGTTTACACGCTTAATAGTGAAGATGATATTCGCCATAAGAACTATACACTAGTGATGTCACAACCTGATTCTCCCTTGGCTAGTTATGTTAATAACCATATTAGGGACTATCTGGATATGGTTTTATCTAGTTGTGATGGTTCAATCGTGGATGATGAATCCATTGTTTTATCCGTTCTTAATAATGAGGGAATATCTGATGAACAAAAAGGCCAGTATATAAACGCTTTGCAAACTTTCGTGACATCTCTGAGTGAGGTTGAGAGCGAATCTTTATGGTCATCTTTGTTGGATAAAGATAGAGCAGTGTGCTCTGAGGAAAATATTGTCTCTTATTTTGAACATGTTGATGGACTGGATGACTCACTTATCGAATTTATCAATAGAACTGATGTAGACCTGAATTTTCAAAATATTAATATTGATAACGAGCTTAAAGGTAAATTATTTAAATCGATTGTTATCTGTAATGATTTATCAAATGATAAATATGAAAAATTAATTTGCTCACTAAATATTATTTGTAAAACATCCTTTAGCGCTAGTAATATCGCGAGTGATAAGTTCAAAATATTAGTGGATAAAAATATTATTCGTATGAATGTTGCGCCACTTAATTTCATACGAGATAACTATTCAGAGCAACTTTCCTATTATATTCATAAGAATATCAGGGCATACGTTGAATTAATGACGATTGATAACTTTATTTTGGATGAGGCTATATCAATACTTTCTTGGAAAGTTGATGATGATTTGAAAGTTAAGCTACTCGAGTTTGTTAAAACTCCGTTGGCTATTTATAGTAAGAATTACTCTCAGGTCGTTAATGACTATATTTTAGAAAATAATTTTAAACCAGATGAACTTCTAATCTTGACGTCATCTTATAAAACTTGGGGAACCTCTACTCAGTCGCTCATCTTGAGTCGAGCAATACAGGATATATCAGCATTGATAGCAAGTCCTAATGATGTTTCTGAACCGTTACTAAAAAAACCTGTTTGTCGCAGAGGGACTGAATATGCAGAATAAAATAGCACTGCTAATCGCTTTGTTGCCGGGTAAGGATTTGAGTAAGACGACTTGCAAAGAGTATCTTGATCTGCTTGGTTTATCGGAGTTCAGTAAAATTTTGGGGCGAGGCAAACCTAAAATTGAAGTTGATTCAACTAATCAAAGTTTATTAACAGCATTAAGAGATAACCACTTCTTCTCTGATTTTGAGGTGGATAATGAAAATCCCACTTATTATAAAATAACAAGGCGGCGCTCTATGTTTGGCTCAGATACATAGCATTATGTATTTTTCTACAGTTTGGGCACTTTTATAGTGCCCAATTTTTACGCTGAAACTTACGCAGATAATCTGACTTTTTCCCAGTTGACGAGTACACCTAGGTGTTCGTGAAGCCCTCAGTGTGTTGGGACAGATGCGAGCGTCCGCTCTTCGCTCAAAGCGGCCTAGAAGGTTAGCTTGCGTCGGACTTGGCGTATTTAAAGAAGTGCTGGTGGTGACTGGTTGTTGTGTTCCATTTCTACAGAACAAAATCACAGAAACTATACCCAATAGTTGTATTGAATCACTGACGAGACAGCCTCATATTTATCAGGACTGGTGTACGTCCAATACAGGAGGTTGTGGTGCTGGTTCTCAAATGTGCGCTGGCTATTGCTGCTGTAATGGCAATTTATTGCCTTGCTGTTGTTCTTATGGATCGCCTTTCTGACTGATTTCATATTGGCGAGGTGACGGGAGTTAAGTAGAATGGCTGCGGGTGCTTGAGGCTATCTGTCTCAGGCATGAACACCAACGGCAGATAGAGAAAAGCCCCAGTTAACATTACGCGTCCTGCAAGACGCTTAACATTAATCTGAGGCTCAATCTATGAACGGCAAATCTAGGTTAGCCTCTTACGTGCCGAAAGGCAAGGAGAAGCAGGCTATGAAGCAGCAAAAGGCGATGTTAATCGCCCTGATCGTCATCTGTTTAACCGTCATAGTGACGGCACTGGTAACGAGGAAAGACCTCTGCGAGGTACGAATCCGAACCGGCCAGACGGAGGTCGCTGTCTTCACAGTCTACGAACCTGAGGAGTAAGAGACCAGGCGGGGGAGAAATCTCCAGCCACCTCTGATGTGTCAGGCATCCTCAACGCACCCGCACTTAACCCGCTTCGGCGGGTTTTTGCATTAGTCTGGTTGACAAAAACAGGAAAATGCGAAAATATAAGGTTTACGAATTCTAAAAAAAGCGAAACTTGAAATGAATGAAAATCAGTTAGCTCCTTGTTGGGAATTTCAACCTTATCTTGCTGAAAGCAATGTTCGCCAGTTGTTGGCGGAGATCGCTAACGTACTTGAGCAGTTGTACTATCATAAGCACGTATTAGACAGCAACTGGTCTGAAGGTGTAAGGGCTTATGATTGGGTCAGAAACCATCTTATTCAAAATGAAGGCGCAATTCCTGGTCTTAAGATGATTTCCAAGGGGTTGGACTATGTAGTTGCTTTAAATAAAGTTCCGCTACAATTTACCAAAGATTGCATTAATAACCCCAAAAAGAAACATCGCCTGCGTCGAAATAAAGTAGAGCATGAGCAGCTTTCATTGTTTGGTGATGTTGAGGCTGAGCAAGATATTACATGGCGAGTCATAGCGGAGCCATTTTTATCCGAAGAGGGAGATGGTGAATTAGAGTCCACACTGCCTCGTTGGGAGGTGGCTCTTGTTGGGTTTAATATCTATGGTGCTCAGATTAGTATGGTTTCTCATCAATCTACAGCATCAATGCCACTTATGCCCCTTGACGGTAACACACTCCCTGGCGAAGCGGAGATTAATAAGGTGTCTCTTCGTCGGCGTACGAAGGATAAAATTTTGGATGTGAGCAGTAATGGAACATCAGGTGAATAACTTCACTGAGTATCGAGGCGATAAGCTCAAACTAGCAAGAATGGCTGTTGGGCTTTCATGTGAAGAGTTGGCCGAAAAAATTGGCAAAACAAAACAATTCGTTAGCAAATTGGAGAAGGGATTTAGGCCATCAGAGCAATGCCTGGAGTTAATAGCCTCAGCTCTTATGATTAAGCCCGATTTTCTATTTACTGAGCGAAAATATGCTCTGGAAAGCGATGTTTGCCATTTTCGGAGTAAGAAGTCCAGGACTCAAACGCTGACTAATAGTGTCTTGGCCAGGGCTGAGATTCTTAATATTATAATTTCTGCTGTTGAAGGTGAAATCGAATTCCCTGATGTCAACATACCAGAGCACCCAGGAACTGAATTACTTACCCCGAATGATATTGAGCGAGTGGCAGAAGATTGTCGCCGTGCATGGAATCTAGGTCTTGGCCCTATATCATCAATGGTGAAATTGGCGGAGAGTTTGGGGGTAATCGTTGCGCATGTTACGGGAGTCGATGATCGTGTTGATGCATTCACTGTTCACAATAACAGGCCTGTTATTATCAGGAACAATGTAAAAAAAAGCATATGTAGATTTCGCTCTGATTTAGGTCATGAGTTAGGGCATTTAGTAATGCATGAGGGCATAACTACTGGTGATAAACTTACGGAATCACAAGCTGATCACTTTTCTAGCGCCTTATTGGTTCCTAGGCTATCTTTCATTAAAGAATTTCCACGAATACGAGGTAAGCAATTCGATTGGAGTGCTCTGGTTGAATTTAAGCTTAGATGGAAAATTAGCCTTAAAATGTGTATTTATCGAGCCAGTGCATTAGGACTATTGACCCAGGAACAGGCAAGAACTGGCTATATGCATCTTAATTCTAGAGGGTACACGAGAGTTGAACCAGGTGATGAACTTTTGCGCCACGAAGAACCAAGTATGCTGTCCGAAGCGATTGACATGCTGGATGATGCAACTTGGTTAAGAATTCTTATGAAAACTGGCTTGAGTCAAGATTTAATTCGTGAGTTGTTCTCCATCAATCGACCTATTACAAATCCAAGAAATATTTTTCAGATTGTTTGAGCATACCCGCTACGGCGGGTTTTGTTTTTTCCGGGCTTTTTGGTTTACAATCCGCACGCCAGCCTGAACAACTGGCACCTGCTGCGCCAGCAGAGAAAAACGATGGCGCACAATACCAAATCACACAATTCTGATAATTCAGCCGTCTTTGCCAGCAGGCACGGGCGGCGTTTGCACGCATTTAAAACTCGCTGGTATCAGCACCCTCCATGCACTGAAGAACAGGCTGAATGGCTAATTCAGAGCTACCGCAGACGTGGCTATGAGGTTCAGAAAGATCTCAGCCTCGACCGACTGCACTGGATAATCTCTGTGAGGCTCCCTTACTCCGAGCGCCCACCGCGTCCATCCCGCACATTCCAGCAACGTATCTGGAGGTAACGTGCGGGTATTACTTCGACCTGTTCTTGTGCCAGAACTCGGGCTGGTGATCGTTAAGCCGGGCCATGAATCCATGCCGGTATTCCAAAATACCCGGGTACTGGTGGAGCCGGAACCGAAAAGCATGCGTAATCTGCCGTCCGGGGTCGTTCCTGCCGTTCGCCAGCCGCTGGCGGAGGATAAATCATTACTGCCATTTTTCAGCGACGAACGAGTGATTCGTGCTGCTGGTGGCGCTGGCGCATTGTCTGACTGGTTACTGCGCCATGTTAAATCCTGCCAGTGGCCACACGGCGATTATCACCACAGTGAAACCGTCATTCACCGTTATGGCGCTGGCGCGATGGTGTTGTGCTGGCACTGTGACAACCAGCTGCGTGACCAGACATCCGAATCACTCGGGCAACTTGCTCATCAAAACCTGTCAGCATGGATGATTGACGTCATACGCCATGCAATGAATGGCACGCAGGAGCGGGAATTGTCGCTGGCTGAATTATCCTGGTGGGCGGTCTGCAATCAGGTGGCGGACGCGCTTCCGGAGGCAGTATTACGTCGTTCTCTGGGGTTACGTGCGGAAAAAATCCGCTCGGTGTATCGCGAAAGCGACATCATACCGGGAGAGCAGACCGCCACCAGCATACTGAAGCAGCGCACAAAAAATATTGCGCCGCCGTCTCACGCCCGCCAGCAACAGAACCCACCACAGGAAAAGACGGTGGTATGCATCACCGTTGATCCGGAGTCTCCGGAATCTTTCATGAGGCGACCTAAACGTCGCCGTTGGGTAAATGAGAAATATACGCGCTGGGTGAAGACACAGCCGTGTGCGTGTTGTGGTCAGCCAGCCGACGATCCCCATCACCTGATTGGTCACGGTCAGGGAGGGATGGGAACAAAGGCCCACGATATTTTCACGCTACCGTTGTGCCGGGAACATCACAACGAACTTCATGCGGATCCGCTGGCGTTCGAAGAAAAGCATGGTTCTCAGATTGATTTAATTTTTCGTTTTCTTGATCACGCCTTTGCAACTGGCGTGCTTGGGTAAAAGAGGTGACTGATGCTCATAGATTTGGTTTTACCTTACCCGCCGACGGTGAACACTTACTGGCGACGCCGTGGCAGCACATATTTTATCTCGGAGGAGGGAAAGCGTTATCGCCGGGCTGTGGCGCTTATTGTTCGCCAGCAGCGGCTGAAATTAAGCCTGTCCGGAAGGCTGGTGATAAAGGTGATTGCAGAGCCACCGGATAAGCGTCGTCGCGACCTGGACAACATTCTGAAAGCACCGCTGGATGCGCTGACGCATGCGGGAGTGCTCATTGATGACGAGCAGTTTGATGAAATCAATATTGTACGTGGTCAGCCAGTATCTGGTGGACGGCTGGGTGTGAAGATTTACAAAATTGAGAGTGAGTGAGCGTAAATATGATATATCCGGAAATTACAGGCAAAAGCGGCGAACATTTACGCCTGAACACGCTGGAAGCAGTCTGGATCCAGGGGAAATTACGGATGTGGGGGCGGTGGTCGTATATCGGTGGGGGTAAATCCGGAAATATGTTTAACCGGTTACTGGTTTCGAAAAAGCTGACGAAAACAGCAGTTAATGAGGTTTTGCGCAGAATGAAGAAATCCGGGCTGGAAAAACCGGAACTTGAGGCATTTTTTCGGGATATGACAAGAGGAAAGCAGAAGAGCTGGTTGTCACATTGTACAGACACAGAGGCGTTGATTATTGATCGCGTTATCAGTAAGGTGCTTGGGGAATATCCCGGGCTAATCAATATTCTCCGGCAAAGGTACGAAGGACGGGGAATGAGTAAGAGAAAAATGGCAGAATGTTTAAATCGTACTCACCCGGAATGGTGTTTCAGCACATGTGAGAAACGTATTGCAGGTTGGTTAGCCGTGGCTGAACACATGCTTTATGTACCTATGCACGATTCATTTCGATAAAAAAAGCTTGCTTTTTTACGCAGAAACAGCTTGAATTCCTGTAAGCTTCGCAAAGCTGTATCGCGAGGCGAAATGCAAGTTTTTTCGCACAAGGAAGCCACCGGAAGGTGGTTTTTTTGTGTCCGTAATATACAGCAGCGCAATAAATTCGCTGGTGGTCATTAATACCGTTCTTTCAGGTTGCTGGCTTTTTCGACAAGAGTTATTGGTGTGCCACGTTAACCGGAAAAGGGAAAAAGACATGCTGAAACAGCAGGATATGACAGAAACCGCCAGAGTGGTGTTTAATGAATTAAGCGTCACCGAACCGGCGACAGTCGGGGAGATAGCGCAGAATACTTACCTTTCACGCGAACGCTGCCAGTTAATACTGACCCAGCTGGTTATGGCGGGGCTGGCAGACTATCAGTTCGGTTGTTACAGACGCCTTCCGCAGTGAAGGCTTTTTTATTTGTGGTAAATGGGCGGCTGGTGGGTGTTAGGGGCACCCACCAGCCATCTGCTCATGCGTTGGGTTCACAAGCAAACCTCAGGCCCACTGCTTTGCGCAAAAGCAGAATGAGCCTATCAGAGACAGGCTTAATGATCCATGCTTAATACTGTAAAAATATCCAGTTGTGAGTTAATCAACGCCGACTGCCTTGAATTTATCCGGTCGTTACCCGAAAATTCTGTTGACCTGATAGTCACGGACCCGCCGTACTTTAAAGTGAAGCCTGAGGGCTGGGATAACCAGTGGAAGGGCGACGATGATTACCTGAAGTGGCTGGACCAGTGTCTGGCGCAGTTCTGGCGGGTGCTGAAACCTGCCGGAAGTCTTTACCTGTTCTGTGGTCATCGCCTGGCATCTGATATCGAAATCATGATGCGTGAACGCTTCAGTGTGCTGAACCATATTATCTGGGCGAAGCCGTCCGGACGCTGGAACGGATGCAACAAGGAAAGCCTGCGGGCGTATTTCCCAGCCACAGAGCGCATTCTGTTCGCGGAACATTATCAGGGGCCGTATCGTCCGAAAGATGCCGGGTATGAGGCGAAGGGCAGGGCACTGAAACAGCATGTGATGGCCCCGCTGATTGCTTACTTTCGTGATGCGCGCGCTACCCTGGGGATAACGGCAAAACAGATTGTGGATGCCACCGGAAAGAAAAACATGGTGTCGCACTGGTTCAGTGCCAGCCAGTGGCAGTTACCGAACGAGGATGATTACAGAAAACTTCAGGTGCTGTTTGCCCGGGTGGCAGAAGAGAAACATCAGCGGGGTGAACTGGAAAAGTCACATCACCAACTGGTCAGCACATACAGTGAGCTGAACAGGCAGTATGCCAGCCTGCTGGAAGAGTACAAATCACTGCGGCGTTATTTTTCCGTATCGGCAGCCGTTCCTTATACGGATGTCTGGACGCACAAGCCTGTGCAGTATTATCCGGGCAAACATCCCTGTGAAAAACCGGCAGATATGTTGCGGCAAATGATTACCGCCAGCAGTCGTCCGGGTGACCTGGTTGCAGATTTCTTCATGGGGTCCGGTTCGACAGTCAAAGCAGCGATGGCGCTGGGGCGTCGTGCAATTGGTGTCGAGCTGGAGGCTGAACGTTTTGAGCAGACCGCAATGGATGTACAGAATTTAATCAGAAAGAGAGAGTGATATTGCTGAATTTATTCTGTAACGTTATCATTATGTTATCGGCCCTTTAGCTCAGTGGTGAGAGCGAGCGACTCATAATCGCCAGGTCGCTGGTTCAAATCCAGCAAGGGCCACCATCACATACCGCCATTAGCTCATCAGGACAGAGCGCCAGCCTTCGAAGCTGGTTGCGCGGGGGTCGGGTCCCCGATGGCGGTCCATTATCGGTATTCAGCGTTGTTAGCTCAGCCGGACAGAGCAATTGCCTTCTAAGCAATCGGTCACTGGTTCGAATCCAGTACAACGCGCCACACTTATTTTCCCTGGCTCGCTTTTGCGGGCTTTTTATTACAGGAAAGACACCGGACAGTGAAATGTTAAATGCCTCACAATTCAGGCAGTTGATGATTGTCTGGTTGACGGAGAGTTGTTAAAAAATTTTTGCATGGTGAATCCCCCTGTGCGGAGGGGCAATCAGCGAGTAGGTATATGGGATAATCGCGGATTCAGGTGCTGGTACTGAATTCACCGGGAGGCACCCGGCACCATGCAGTTATGCAATGTAAATGTTCACACAAGCAAATCCCCTCTCCGGAGGGGATTTTTTTATGCAAAAAAAGCCCGAGTGTGTTCGGGCAACAGCATGAGATACCTGCATTGTCATTTTTATCGTGTGGATTTTAACCAGGGTTTATAAGGCTGCGCAACTGCGCGGCCTTTTTCGTTTTGCGGGCTGCGGTTCTCCTCTTTTGATTCTCCGTGTAGCCGGACCGTGGCCCGCAACTGTTGAGGAAAATCCCGGAAAGGGGAGGAATAATGGCATTTAAACACTATGACGTGGTCAGGGCGGCGTCGCCGTCAGACCTTGCGGAGCGACTGACACAAAAACTGAAGGAGGGCTGGCAGCCGTTTGGCAGTCCTGTGGCTATCACTCCTTATACACTGATGCAGGCTATTGCCGCAGAGGGTGATGTGACCACGCCTGTGGTTGTGCCCGACACAGGGGCTGGTGGCTCTCCGGGAGTGGCTATCACTGAACCGGAGTATTACTACGTTATTCCCCTGGCCGGGCAGTCGAACGGTATGGCCTATGGTGAGGGGCTTCCTCTGCCGCAGACCTATGATCGCCCTGACTCCCGTATTAAGCAGCTGGCCCGTCGCAGCACTGTGACGCCGGGTGGTGATACCTGTGCATACAATGACGTTATTCCGGCAGACCACTGTCTGCATGATGTTCAGGACATGAGCGCACTTAACCATCCTCATGCAGACCTGAGTAAGGGCCAGTACGGGACTGTTGGTCAGGGGCTGCATATTGCCAAAAAACTGCTGCCTTATATCCCGCAGAATGCCGGGATACTTCTGGTGTCCTGTTGCCGTGGCAGTTCGGCATTTACCACCGGAGCCGACGGCTCATTCAGTGAGGTCAGCGGTGCTTCCGCTGATTCTTCACGCTGGGGAGCCGGTAAACCCCTGTATCAGGACCTGCTCAGTCGCACCAGAGCGGCGCTGGCGAAGAACCCGAAAAATAAACTTCTGGCTGTGGTATGGATGCAGGGAGAGGCAGACCTTGCATCGGGAAGTCAGCAGCATAATGGTTTATTCACAGCCATGGTTCAGCAGTTCAGAACCGACCTGTCTCCACTTGCAGCGCAGTGCGTGAGTGGAAATGCTGGCACGGTGCCGTGGATTTGTGGTGATACCACGTATTACTGGAAAAACACGTATGCCACGCAGTATGAAACAGTCTATGGCGCATATAAAAATCTGACCGCACAGAATATTTTCTTTGTACCGTTCCTGACGGATGAGAATGGACAGAACACGCCAACGAATGCTCCGGCGGAAGACCCGGATATTGTGGCTGTCGGGTATTACGGTGCGGCATCCCGAACCCAGGGCAGTTTTGTTTCGACACAGCGTGACAGCCATTTCAGCTCATGGGCACGCAGGGGCGTCATTTCAGACCGTCTGGCCTCAGCTATTATGCTCCATGCAGGGCGCACGGCTGAACTGATGCGCGGGCAGACCGTGACACCACCGGATGAGAAGCCGTCACCTGATACACCATCAAAACCGTCCACGCCACCCGCAGACACCACGACGATGAGTACGCTATTTGCTTACCGGGCATCTGAGTCTGAAGGACGGTTGACACCACAGGGTTGGGCTGCCGGAGGTGGCAAGGCTCAAATCGTGGATGATGCCGGAGCCAGCGGGGGTAAGGCAATGAAACTGACCAAGGAAACAGGAAGAGCCCCCTGGTACCTTGAGCATGATGCTGGTAATGGTGCGGACCTGCTGGGTAAAGGTGGTCTTGTCAGTTGTCGTTTTAAACTCGATGGCGCGCTTACGGCTAATCAGTACGCACTGGCGCTGTACTGGCCGGTTTCTGCCCTGCCGCAAGGGGTTACCCTGGAAGGAAATGCCGGTCATAACCTGCTGGCATCGTTCTACGTACAGAGCGATGCCACAGACCTTAACGTGATGTATCACAAAGGAAACACGGCGCAGAACACGAAGCTGGGGTCATTCGGCGCATTTAATAACGAATGGCATACGCTGGGCTTCCGTTTTGCCGGTAACAACAGTATTGAGGTGACGCCGGTCATTGATGGTAAGGACGGGACACCATTCATGCTGTCGCAGTCTCCGGTCGGCACGTTTACGGCAGACAAGTTGCGCGTGACCGATATCACTAAAAATGCGACTTACCCGGTACTGATTGACAGTATCGTGGTGGAAGTGAATAACGCGTAAGCAGGATAAAAAATGCCGCCGGTAAGGGAAAACAAGAAACCGGCGGCAAAAAGATCGTTATATCCAAAGCAAAAAATGCAGTGCACCTTTTTACCTAACAGATATTACCGGTGTCAACACCATGTCAATAATTGGGAGGGATAATGACATTTTTACAGCTTATTTTATTGTATTTCTGCACGGCAGTATGTGCGTTATATCTGGTGAGTGGTGGTTATAAGGCCATCAGAAATTATGTTCGCCGCAAAATTGAGGACGCAGCAGCTGAAAAACTCAGTAAAACAGCGCAGGTAACTCCGCTCCCAAAAGACCCGACCCAGCCCTGATTGCAGGGCTTTATTCCCGCATAAGGAGGATATACATGCCAGAAATTAAAGGCACCGTCACTGAAGACCTGGTAAAACAGGCACTGTATTCCGGTGAAGTAAATAAGTTGCTGAAAGCACAGGTCCGCAAGGATTTTGAGGCACAAATCGACACTTACGTTGATGAAGTGCTGGCAAAACTTATTGGGCCAGCAGTTGCGGCCAGTGATGCTGATAATGAGCCGAAAACCGACGCGCAGCCAGAGCAACCAGACCCGGCTCAGCCCGGAACTGACAGTACCATGATGTAACAATACAAACCGGTGGTGTCCTCTGCCGGTTTGACACTAATGAAAACATCTTTGCCGCTATCCAGCCATATGTAATCGCTGGATAGTATTTCGTATTCAGAAATATAGCTGCTTATGGAGCAGTCAATCCTGCTTCCCCATCCGGGCAGGCAAATGAACCGGTATCATTAGTCCGATTCACGCTTTTGTAGAATCGTTCCCAGAATGCTATACAGCTCATTAGCCTGTTGCTCCATCATTGAGACGGAGGCTATACGGTGCAAAGTGATTTCAGGAGGGGGCACACCTCCATCTTCTTGCTGTGGAGGAAAAACATAAGATTTAATAAAAAAGTTGAAGCATATGAACTCTCCCGCACTCGAACTGTATTTGCAGGCATCTGAATAATCGGAAAAATAATCATTATAGATTTCCGCATTTTCAATCATTTTTCGATTTCTCGTCGTTACATGATTGTCCATAGCAGCCTCTTACGCTGGCAATTAACCAATTGACTTCTATAAATTAGTTGATTTGTTTGCTTTGCGGTATTCAAATGTACAATCATTCAGCACTTATGCGTTACAGCACCGTTTAAAATTAGTGATCAAACTCATAAATTTTCGCTAATGACATTTCGTGTTATTTGTTGTATCAATTAAATAAATCAAATCGATCGTTTTTGTCGATCGATTGAGTGATAAAGATATCAACAACAAAGCAGGAGGTTATGCGGCCATGTATCGAAACATACGGTGCCGACATTGTAACAAGCTACTGGCACGAGCCAGCTTCAGTTATCTGGAAGTCAAATGTCCGCGCTGTAAAACCCTCAATCAAATCACATCTCAGAGCGCCACAGAGCACCCCACATACACAAGGAAATCCTGTCGTGGGGAACAGAAAGCAAGTTACATCCCGTATCATCAGCACGCCTGAACTTATTCACTATAACGACAATATCGTCGGTTATGGCTCCCGTGAGTTACGGGTTGAGACAATAAGTTGCTGGCTGGCCCGGCTGGTCGTCGTCAATAAACATTACAGCCATCGTTTCGTAAATAATTCCTACCTTCATCTGGGCATATTTTCAGAACGGGAGCTGGTTGGCGTAATGCAATGGGGTTATGCCCTTAATCCAAACAATGGTGCACGCGTCGTAACTGGCACGCAGAACCGCGAATATATGGAGCTTAACCGGTTATGGCTGCATGACTGTATGCCGAGAAACTCCGAATCAAGGGCAATCAGTTACGCGCTCAAACTAATCAGACAACTTTATCCGCAGGTGCAGTGGGTTCAGTCGTTTGCAGATGAGCGTTGTGGCTGTCTTGGTGTCGTGTACCAGGCAAGCAATTTTGATTATGTAGGCAGTCATGAAACAACATTCTATGAACTTGATGGCGAGTGGTATCACGAGATTTGCAAGAATGCAATCAAACGAGGAGGACAGCGAGGTGAACATCTGCGGGCTAATATCGACAGAGCCAGTGTTCATAAATTCCGTCAGTTTCGTTACATCCGGTTTCTGGACAAGAGAGCCAGAAAACGCCTTAACACAAAGCTATTCAAAGTCCAGCCTTACCCAAAACCACAAACAGTTAAAACTGGTTTGAAAGAGAGTGAATGA